TGCCAGATAGCACCGGGGTCGCCAGATCCCATTGATTGCTCTGTCCGGACTCCCCGGGGTGGCCCCCTCGGGGATGTCCGGGTCTTCTGTTTTGTCTCAGGTTCCCTACGCTTATCACTTCACTGCTCCTTTCTGGCCCGTCAGGCCGGTTCAACTTTCCGGAAATTAGCTTCCTTGCCTCTTCCTCCTCCACGAAGCCCCGATCAGCCCCTCGCCGAAGGGGGACCGGGGGTTGGGCGTCCTTGCCGCCGAGCGCGTACCAGAGGCTGTCCAGGACGGTCGACTTCCCGGCCCCGTTCTCGCCACCAAGGACGATCGTCGCGCCGTCCGGGTGAAGCTCGACGGCGGTCAGCTTCTTGACGTTCTCGGCGGTCAGGCGGAGGACTTTAAGGCCGGATTTCTTCGTGGTCATCGCACTCCTCTTTCCTTGTCATGTGGCAGCGCTGTTGCTGCCGCAGCCCTCTTCCGCAACTCCTCCAGGATCCGTTCCTCCCCGGCCTTGGGAATGGCCGTGCACCGGCCATAGATCGCACCGAAGACCTCCTCGACCTCCGTTACCGGCAGGCCCATGCGCTGGGTTTCGAGGCGCAAGCGGGTTAGATCCCGGCCGACCATGAGGGCCGGGTCGGGGGCCGGAGGAGGGGGCGGCTCGGGTTTCGGGCGCTCCTCGTGGGAAGGCGCAGGACCGACCGGAGCGTCGGCGAGTTGAAGACCCGGCAGCTCGCCGGTGTCGATCGCTGGCTCGAGCTCGACATGCGCGACGTCGAGCGCCGGCTGAAGATCCTCGTCCAGGACGGACGGCAAGAGCTTGGGGGCCAGCAGGTTGCCGCTCTCCAAGTAACGCCGACGCTGCAACTGGCTCAGGAGCCAGGCGGCGAGGTCCCCCTCCGGGGCAAAGGTGACGACCGGGAAGCGGCGGCCCTCCTGGCCGGGCCGGGCCGGCTTCGTCTTCTCGCCGACCGTCATGGCGAAGGGAAGGCCGAAAAGGGAAGGCTCGGTCACGCCGAGCTCCGCCGCGATGCCCGGTATCCAGGTCTCCTCGGGTTCCCAAGGGGTGACGGCCTCGGTCCCGAGGACGAGGGTGAACAGGCCGAGCAGGCTTTTCAGGGTGTTCCACGAATGTGAGGTGTAGAGGGCGAGCAGCGGAGGCAAGCCCGCCTGCCAGGCCGCGCCACCGTCCCACCGGAGCATGAACAGCAGCTCGAGGCGCGGCTTACACAACCCATTGATCGCGAAGGGGCACTCCTCGTTGGGGCACGGAATGCTCCTCTCGGCCTCCTCGCCCGCCGCATCCGTTGCGATCCGGACGGCCTCGACACCATTCCCCTGACACCAAGGCCTCCCGCTCGGCGGGCTCTTCTCGCCGTTCGCGGCTTTCTGGGCGGCGCGGTTCCACCGGACGCAATCCTGAAGGCGGGAGTGCGCGATCAAGCCCCGGAGCGTGACGGTCGGCGGGAGGCCCGGCGCGACCTGCCCCCGCCCTTGCGCTGGCATGGAGCGCTCGTTCCACGCTGCGAACGCCGGCAGGAAGTCGCGGCGCAGCTTATTGGGGCCGGAGGTGTCGGCGCTGTGAGCATGCGGAGACATCAAGAAAAACCGATCCTTGTGGATCGGCGCGCCGCTCGGCCCCTTGATGCCAACGTTCACCTTGACGCCCACCCCGGCGCCCCAAGCGGCGGCCACGCCCAAAAGGCCGGCCGGGCGCGAGTTACTCTTCGGATTCGTCGCCATTCTCTTCGCTCTCCCTGTGCACGCCGAAGCGCCGCACGGTCTTCGTGGTGGTGATCGAAGTGAGTAGTTTCGCTCGCTTGGCGCGTTCGTTGTCGGTACCGGAGTAGAGGTGTTGCAAGAGTTTTTCGGCGTTGGCGCGCGAGAAGCCGGACCTCATTATAAACCCTTCAAAGAGGGCGCGTGCGGCCTCGACGCTATCGGGGTGCGTCTTGCGATTCCACGCCGCGGCGAGGACCGCTGGAGCGTCCTTGGTAAGGGTTTTGCTCTCCTTCGGAATCGTGCCGAGGACCGCTCCGTCAAGCCGGATCGGGGCCTCGGCCGTGGCCTCCTGGAGAAGCGGCTTCATGCTCGCCAGGAAGGCTTCGTGAACCGCGTATGATCGCGCTAGCTCGACCGGATCATCGGAGCCGTAAACAGCGCTGGCGGCGGATTTCGCGGCCTCGCATTGCGCCAAGTAAGGGCACCCGAAGCACCGTGGGCCGGGGCTCGCCGGCCGTTCCCCGTTCGGTCCCTTCATCGCGTCGAGGCTTTCGATCGTGGCGGTGATGTCGGCCCGCCACCGCTCCAGGAGGGCCGCGCCTTCCTGGTCCCGCGGATAGATCGGATATTGGTAGGTGACGCCGGAACGGATATTCACCACATCCACGCGCAGCGAATCGTGCCCCTCGCCCCAAGCGTCCCAGGCGAGGACGGCCTGAATTTTTTGCTGAAGCTTGATCGTTCCGCCGCTTTCATTCCACGCGGATTTGTAGTCGGCGATGACGAGAACGGCACCCGAGTCCCAATCATCCATGAGCCCCGGCTGCTCGGTCGCCTTGCGGTCGATCCGTGCCCGGAGCCACGCCTCGGCGCCGTAGGGGCACGGCATCCATTCTTTGTTGACCGCCAGGCCGATCTCGTACTCTCCTGTTGGAAGCGGGTTCCGGCGGATGTAGGAGAGTGCCAGATCGCGCCCAGCGTAGACGACATCAGGGGAGAGCGGCGGCTCCTTGTCGCCCTCAAAGTCGCGACCTGTCGCGATCAGCGCGGTACAGGTGGCCCGGAGGATCGGCTCGTAGTCTTCGTCGAGGATGATCTCTCCGGCGCGCTTGCCGCAGTCTTCCAGGCAGGCATGGGCGGCGACCCCAGGGCCGAAGACGCTCCGGTCGTAGGGGGCGCCCCGCTCGTAGAAATCGAGCGCCCTGGCGCAATGCTTTGCTACCAGGTTGAGCGTGGTGCTCCGGTGGCCCATGCTCACGGCTCCGACCTCGCGGCCCGCTCAGCCTCGGGCGTCCCAGGCAGGGGCTCCTCGTAATTGTCCGAACCGAAGATCACCGGGGCTTCCGGGCGATGTTGGCCGTTGGTGCAAACTCCTTCAGCGCTTCGAGTAGCGAGATGGCATTACGGACCGCCGCACGCCCACCTTCTGCCGGCCATTGCTGCTCAATTCTAGCTAGCAGCGAACGCAGCGCGGCCAAGTCCTGGTGGAAGTCGTTGTCGGAATATGTCATCGCGCCCTCCTCTTCGGCCGGTCGGCGGCGTCGATCTCCAGGAGCCGGCGGCGACGGAACAGCCGCTCGATGTATGCGGACAGGGAGAGGCCAGCCCGGTCGGCCTCGCGAACCATGCGCGCCTTCACCCCCTCGGAAAGGCGCAGGTAGAGGGCGGGGGAGTCGGACGGGGGGCGGGTCACCGGCTCTCCTTGTCGCGGAGCATGTAGGCGGCCTCGCGAAGGCCGGCGGCGCGCCCCCGAAGCGCAATGGATTGGGTACCTTCCCAAAGTAGGCTTTCCGTATCCCACGTCTCGGCTACCGCTTCCAGGCGGTCGGCATAGTCCTCCGCCAGCGCTTCCGCGGGATCGGTCTTTAGGTAGGTGATTGCGGCGGCCAGGATTGCATCACAGATCTCGCCCCCCGAAATATTCAGGTTCTTAAACACGTTCTGCAGGGTTGCCGACATCTCCTGAAGTCCGGTCAGCACCGCCTCTCGGGTTGGTGCGCTCATGACCGCTCTCCAGGAGCACACGCCACCCCTTCTCGCGAAGAATCTGACGCTGCCGCATGCGCGGTCCCCAAAACCCAGGCGTTGACCCGCTCGTCCGCACCCGGGCCGTACAGCTTGAGCCAAAGGGCTACCGCGTCCTTCGCCCGCTCGATCGCGTTCTCCTTTTCGGTATCCATGCCGCCACCCTAGCATGCACAAGCTAGCAACGTCAAGGCGGAAAACCGCTTGACATGCGCGGCGTTGCTAGCTATGATTCCGGTACTGGAGGACGAGATGGGCGAGATCGTTATCAGCAACGAGGGTTTCCCGGAGCGCGCGACGGTGACCCCAGCGTTTCTGGTCCGGGAGGCTCGAGAGAGGTGGGAGTTGGCCGCGACCGCCGTGACCCGCGGGCACGTCACCCCTGGCGTCGAGAGGCAGCAGCACCTGGTTTATGCCCTCGCCCTCATGGTCGAGAAGCTGGCCGAGGGCCACCGCCGCGAACTGGACGAGGTGGTGGCGCGGGTCAAGCGCCTGGAGGTCGAGCGGGAGAACGACGCGATGCTTCGGACCCGGATGGAGGAGCGCGCGCTGCGGTTTGAGGAGCGGCCCTACGCCAGCCACGAGGCGCATGTGGACCTGGAGGCTCGGGTGACGCGGTTGGAGCACGAAAGGCTGGAGGAGATGGGCTTGGAGATCGCGGAGAAGATGGTGAGGGCGGAGATGGATAAGCGGGGTCCGCAGTGACCCCCTTCGAGCTGTGGCAGCGCGGGGAGGGACCGGAGCCTGTGGTGGTGGCGGAGCTGCCGGCGGAGCCGGCCTTCTTGCCGCCATGGACGTGGGGCGACCCTCCCTGCCTGTGGGAGCCGAGAAGAAGCGCCAACTTCTTGCACGGTCCCTACTGGTGCGACTGCCCGATGTGTACGGCCGACTTTCTCAGGACCGAGCGGGCCGAGGCCGCCGAGGAGCAGCGGGCGGCGCTGGAGGCGGCGTTCTTCGCGGAGTCAGCCGCCGCCTTCGCCGAGCGCATGGCCGCCAAGCTCGACCAGCGCCGCGCCGCATATGAGCCGTTCGACGCCACCTATCAAACCTTAATCGAGGTAGCCGACTTACTCAGACAGGATGCCCAGTGCGCACCCTGAAGACCCCCGTCGCCGGCCTCCCCGCCGGCACGTCGTACCGGATCGAAGACGTCGAAGACCTGGGCCGTTGCGTCGTCTGGCGCGGTCCCGGCGACCGCATGGACCGGATCGAGAAGTCGGACGCGGTAGGCACCCGGGCGCCCCTGATCTACGACGCCCACGTCGCCGCGCTCGGCTGCAACCCGAACGACCTCGTGGCCTGCGGCGCCTGCGGCGAGTCCATCGCGGCCTGCCTGACGGTCTGCCCGGAGTGCGGCGCGGACCCGGGGGCGGATATCGCCTGCGGGGAGTGCGACACGGACGGCGAGGGTAAGCCGACCGGCTACATCAACTATGTCTCGCAAGGCGGCCGGGGGCGAGAGGAACTGTGCTTCGCCTGCGGCGGGTCGAAGGTGGTCGAGGCACCCTTCGCCGGCGAGCGGGAGACCGCCCTCGCCAAGGCGCGGGCCTGGAAGGTGGCGCAGTCGGACGAGGCGAACCCGGTGCCGGCGGGGACCGGGGGTGGACGGTGAACGAGAAGGAGTGGGAGCAGGGCCGCGCGGCGGCCCGGTGCGTCAAACCGATCGAGACGTGCCCCTACGACCGCCGAACGCGGTCTGGCCGCGCCTGGGCCGCTGGCTGGAAGAAGGGCTGCGCCGAGATGGCCGTCGTGATGGCGCTGGTGGCTAAGGCGGACCAGCCATGAGCTACCGCGAATCCCTCGCCGGGCTCGTCGCGCTACCCGGCTTGATGGATTGCTCCCTTGCGACATTCGGGGAGCGGCTGGCGGCCCGGCTCCGCGAGGAGCAGGCCAAGCCGAACCCCGACACCAACTTGATCGCACTTCTTTGCGACGCGGGGCGCCTGGGCGATGAGGTGAGCAACGGCCGGCGCCATGAGGCACAAGACGACGGTCGACGGGAGGCCTTCAGGGAGGCCGCGGACCTGGTGCGCGACGCGGCCCGAATGGCGGGCAACGACCTGCTGTTTGCGTCCGGGATCGAGGCCGAACTGCGGGCGCGGGCGACGGGAGCCGGCCGATGACCCGCCCCCTAGTTCTCCCCGACCACAACCTCCTGCAGGAGGTCTACGCCGTCCTCCCGGTGACGGAAGCCGCCCCGGTGGACGATTTGGCCTGGATTGTCTATGAGCGCTTCGACTACGCCGCGGACGGAGGGGATATCCTCCCCTCCGAACTGGAGGGCGCGGTGGCGGATCGGTTGCGTCGGCTTCGGGCGAAGGGCCGGGCCGAGAAGATCGGGGACGGCTGGAAGCGGAGCGGGGCGCCAGGTCCGGCCAGAACCTGACGCCCCAAGGCAGCGAAGAGCACCGCGAAGGAGTCCAGGATGGCCCGCACGCCGCGGGGTGTCAACCGGAAGGAGTAGACGATGGACGAAGAGACCGTGATGCCGTACACCCTGCGCCGCGTGACCGAGGAGTGCGAGGAGGGCGCGGTCGACAGCCTGCTCGACCTGGCGGACGAGGTGATCCGCGAGAATCATCCCGATCTCGCGGACGCCCGGCTCGAATGGCTCGTCCGCTCGGGGAAGGATAAGTCCTGGTACGGGATGGCCAGGAGAGCGACGGAGGAGTCGTGGATACTCACTTCCGGGGTCGACCTCTCGGTCCAGGTGAACGGGCTCCTCTGGGGCTCCCGCCTCCTTACCACCGCCGGGCGGAAGTTCCTCCTCGACTTCCTCCTCTCCCGCTTCGCCAAGAAGACGGAGGGCAAAACCCACATGGAGGTCGCCGGCCGGGACGAGCCCCGGCAGCTCTACAGGGTCGAGAAGCAAGACTTAGTTAGCCTGGCCGGCTTGATCGCCCGCCACCCCACCGGCTACCGGGAACTGGCCGAGCTCGCTGCGGTCCACAAGGCCATGACCGAGCCCGAGCAGTACCTCCTCGACCTCCAGGCGGCCGAGGACCGGGAGGACGAGGAGGACGAGGACGAGGAGGAGCCGGGGGGCGATGACGGCCCCGCGCCCGAGCCGGTCCACTACTTCCAGCCCCGGTTCGTCGACCTCGGCGACGGGCCAAAGAAGGTGACGCTCCGCTATCTCGGCCCGAAGAAGGACCCGGCCGAGCTAGACGGCGTCCACGTCCACGAGGACCAGGAGCGGAAGCCTGGCCTCCCCGCGATGGTCGCCGCGTCGTCCCTCACCTACGACACGAGCGAGGAGACCGTCCACGCCTACCAGGTGTGGCTGGAGGACGAGCTGGAGGACAAGCGGCGGCAGGCGCTTGCGTGGCCGGCGGGGTCGCTCTCGGCGCCCCCGGAAGGCGACCCGGTGGACGCCACACGCTACGCGTTCACGGAGCCGGCGGCAGCCCGAGAGCCCGAGCCGAACCTCCCTGGCGAGGCAATCGACTTCGCGGCGGCCGGCCGCGAGCAGCGGGCGACGCGGGGATGAGCGACGACCCAATATGGCGGGAGTGGCGCCCCGGCGCCCAGCTTTTCGCCGTGGGGTGGGAAGCGCCCAACGGCCAGAGGATCTGGAGCGTCTCCCCGAGCCGTTACCACGCTGGAACGTCGCCCCACTGGAGCGACACCTTCCAGCGGTTTGAGGGCGGCATACCCGAAGAGGCGGCACGGGCACTTGTGTCGGCCTACGAGCGCCGTTACGGGAGGACGGGATGACCTTCCTCCAGCTTTCCTTCTTCGTCCCCGGCATTCCCCAAAGCCGGGGGAGCAAGAAGCCGTTCATCTACCGCAAGAAGGAAGGCGGGCAGGGAGTTGCGATGTCCGATGACAACCCGAAGTCGAAAGCTTGGATGTCCGTCGTGGCGCTGGCGGCTGCTGCTGCGATGGCCGGTCGGGAGCCCCTCGTCGGGCCGGTCCGGATCTTCTTCACCTTTATCATGCCCCGGCCCGCCTCCCATTTCGGCAGCGGCCGAAACTCCAAGACCCTGAAGCCCGGAGCCCCGAAGTACCACACCCAGAAGCCGGACGGGCTGAAGCTTTGCCGGGGAGTCGAGGACGCACTGACGGGCATCGTCTACAGGGACGACAACCAGAACTGCCTCGGAAGCTGGGATAAACGGTGGGCGGCTCCCGGGGAGCGGCCTGGGTGTCGGCTTGAGATCGAGGAGCTTGCAACGCGACACCCTTCGGTAAATCCTGAGCCCGGAACCGTAGCGTCGCCTCGGGTTTCACGTGAAACGGGCACACCGACACTTTTCTGAAAGGAGCGAGCGGAGAGATGGAGAAAATCTTGGTGTGGCAGATCACGCCGGACCCGAACGGCGCCTTCGACTTTTTGATCGTCAATTCGGCGGAGCAGGCTGGCGAGGCCGCTGCGCGCGGCGCCGAGCTCTCGTGGGACGCCGGCGACCGGCCCGGAGAGTCCTACAGCGTCACCTGTTACGAGATGCTGCGAACCGAATTTGAAGCCCTGCCGGAACCCTGAAAGGAGAGGCGATGAAGCACGAAGAGGGGGCGCCTCCGGCGTCCCAGAAGGGCAAGCCGAAGCGGGGACCCCGGAAGGACCGAGGAACCCGCCGAGTGAGCCTGCCGGTCGCGATCGAGCCCACCCTGCACACCTACCGGGTCTACTGGCTCGGCCGGCCGGAGGTCGGCGTGCTGCTCATCACGGCGCCCGACCTCTGGACGGCGAAGGAGATCGGCTGCGAGGTACTCCGGTGTAAGAGGCATGCCGACATCGTCGCGGAGCCGGTTGGGTGATGGCGAGTTCGCCGACAGCTGTCCGCCTGCCCCTGGACGCCGCTTTGGCGGAGCGTGTCGTCGGCACCGGCATCGCCTTGGCCGCCCGCCTGCTCCGCTCTGGAGGCGGAAAGCAAGACGAACAGCTTCAGGCCCACGTTGCCGCCCTGGAAGAGCTGCAACTCGACCTCGCGCGGCAGGAGTTTCGGGCCGCGCTCCCGGGGTTGCCGGTGAGGTCCGGGATGGAACCGCTGCTGGAGCCGGAGGAGGGGAAACGGTGAGGCTGCGCCTTCTACGCGCGCCCTTCCCCTGGTTCGGGGGGAAGTCCCGAGTGGCACATCTCGTCTGGCAGCGTTTCGGCGCTGTCCGGAACTATGTCGAGCCGTTCGCCGGCAGCCTCGCCGTCCTTCTGTGCCGGCCGGATGCACCCGGCATCGAAACCGTCAACGACGCCGACGCCTACCTCTCGAACTTCTGGCGGGCGGTCTCGGCTGACCCAGACGAGGTGGCCCGTTGGGCGGACTGGCCGGTCTCGGAGCCCGACCTCCATGCCCGGCACCGCTGGCTCGTCGAGAGCGGGGCCGAGCGCCTGGCCGCGATCAAGACCGACCCCGAGTACTTCGACGCCAAGGTCGCGGGCTGGTGGGTTTGGGGGCAGTGCCTGTGGATCGGGAGCGGCTGGTGCGCTTCCCGGGAGTGGACCGGGCGGGCGGGCGGAAAGCTCCCCCTCCTCGGCGGGGAGAGCAAGGGGGTCAACGCGAAGGCCGTCGTCGGAAAGCTTCCTGCCATCGCAGGGCGGGACGGCGGGCGGGGGGCGTACGCGAAGAGCCGTTCGCCCGCCGCCAAGCGACCGCACTTGAGCAGCATCGGCGGCAACGTTGGGGTCTGTGCGAAGAGCCTGTCCGCCAACCCGCGCGCAGGAGATCCGATCGATGGCCACGAGCGGCGCCCCCACCTGGCCAGCGAGGGCTACGGGATGGGCGTTCACGCCGCGCGCCTCTTGGAACAGATCCCCGACCTCTCCAGAGACTCAGGCGCTGCAGAGTGCGGCATCTATGCCTCGGGCTTCCTCCCGCGCTCTGGCGGCCTGCAGGCGTACATGCGCGCCCTGTCCGCCCGCCTACGCTCGGTGCGGGTGTGCTGCGGCGACTTCGAGCGCATCCTGGGGCCCGCCGTCACAACCTGCATTGGCACCACGGGGGTCTTCCTCGATCCGCCCTATCCTGCCGCGGATCGGGCGGTCTGCTACTCCCACGACTCGGCGGAGGTGTGGTGGCGAGCCCACCGCTGGGCGGTCGAGCACGGCGACGACCCGGAGCTCCGGATCGCCCTCTGTGGGTACGAGCACCCGGGCGCCATCTTTCCGCCCGGCTGGACGGAGATCGCCTGGAAGGCCTCGGGCGGGTACGGATCGCGGTCGGAACGCGGGAGGGCGAATGCCCGGCGGGAGCGGATCTGGTTCTCGCCTGCCTGCCTGCAGGTGGGTCAGCATGCGATCGATTTTGGACCCACAGAGGAAGCGGTACCGGAAGGGCCCTGAGCCCCTGGCGTCTGCCCCTGCGCGATCGGGGGCAGGAGCGAGGCGCTCAATTTCGAGTCGCCCGAGCGGAGGTAGATCTCATGAGACGACTGCTCGCCTTTTCGCTTCTCGTTCTCCTCGCCGTCATGCTCGCCGGCCCCGCCCAGGCTACGGCGACCTGCCCCTCCTACGGCAGTTATACGACCTACTGCACGAGCGGTGGCGGATACGGCTGGTCGAATTTCTATTGGGATTGCGGCTCATGTTGCACTGATCGCGCCAGAGAGCAGCCCGTGACTGTGATGAACCATCAAAGACGACCTGCGAGAGACAGACCTCGCAGAACGAATTAGCGTGTAATCAAGGATGTCAGAAAGACGTGTATCAGTGTGCACCGAGCGATTGGTGGTGCGTAGGCTAGTCTCTAGGTCCCCGCGAACCCAGCGCCGCAAATCCTCACAGTCATTTTCGGAGGTTTCGACATGAGCCCACGAGTTTGGATTCGCACCCTATTCTGCATGCTTCTCGTATTGATCTGTCTTGCTATCGCGGACTCGCCCATCTATGCCTACTGTCACGACGGGTGCTCCACAAGCGGCACCTATCACAATGAATGCGCCAACTGGGGGAGTGGTTGTAATGACTGCTGCTCCCGAAACTACGCGTGGACGTCTCAGATTATCTGCCAGCTTTGCAACCCGGACGGCCCTACCGGTGGCGTGTGTCGAAACGAGAGCGAGTTGACGACTTGCGCGAACAACAACGCCGACTGGTACAACTGCTGTATCGACGCCTGCGAACAGTCGCCGCAGTGCGAGCCCGGCGTGGACCCGGGATGTGGAAGCTCCGGCGCTCCCGCGCCGCCATCGCTAGACGCGTTTCTGCGAGGACTGGAGACCAGGAAGGCGGAGAGCTGTCGGCGGTAAGAGGTGTGACGTTGGGGCCGGAGATGCTCCCCTTGTGGCACCTCCGGCCCGTCCCCATTGCTGCGATCTGGCGACCTATCCACCGAACAACGCCGCGAGATCCAACGCGGCGATGATTCGAGGGTCCGTCACCCCCACCAACGGCAGGACGGCCTTCGCGATGTCCAGGGGCTTCCTGTCCTTGGCCAGCGCGAGGTCGACGACGCCGGCGACCTTCTCCCCCTCTCCCGGGAATCGGCCCTCCACGAGCTGGACGAGAGCAGCGCGCTCCTCCGGGGTGAAGCCGCCGGTCGCGCTCGCGGCCGGCGCGAGGGGGGCTGGGGGAGGAGGAGGCGCGGGGGTCGGGGATGGGCCCTGGGGCACAGGAGCCGGGGGAGCCGTTTGGGGTGGAGGCGGCGCGACTCCGCCGCCGGGCTCGCGGTGGGGGCCGGTGGCGCCGGCCGGGCTTGGATTGAACCGCGCGTTCTGCATGACGAGCCAGGACCAGGCCCCCGCGAGGAAGGAGAGGTCGAGGTAGTCCACGTCGTAGTTGAGCACCACCCCGCGGAACTGAGGGTTGGCGGCGAGGAACGGCTCCGAGCCCATGAGGGCGGCGAGGTCGGGGTCTACGGCGCGGTCGCCCACCACGTTGCGGGTTGAGAAGAGGCCGCCGTGAGGGATGCCGTCCGGGTAGCCTTTGACGTCCCGGAGAACCGGGCCATAGCGGTTCCGCGGGGCCGTGGCCTCAGGGTGGAAGTCGTGGCTGAGCGGCTGGGGAAGCTGGCCGTCCGCCCCCCCGGTCATCGGGTACCAGGAGCAGGTGACGAAGCCAGTGTCAAAGAGGGCCTGTGCGAGGCTCTTCATGGTGCTCTCCTTCCGTTGCGCGGCCGGCTGGAGACCGGGGCGCCTACGGGGAGGGTAGCACGGCAGGGCTGCCGGCCTGGGCGACCCGAGATCCTGAAGGCGATCGGGGGGCCGATCCTACTTGCCCAGCTTGCTCCACAGCGCGAGGAGCAGCATGATCCCGCCGACGATGTAGCCCCAGAGCGCGTTCATCCCGGCGCCCTTGCCCTCGCCCTTGTCCATGCGGGTCACGAGATCTCCGATCTTGCTCCGGAGGCTGGAGAACTCGACCTGCGCCTCAGCCCGCGGCATGAGGTGGGTGGCCTGGTCCGACAGCGTTTGCCTGAACTCGTTGACCCCCTCGAAGCGCTTTTCGGCCGCGACCTCAGCCTTCAAGACCGCCCGCTCGGCGGCCCCGAGCGCCGCGGCGACGGCCTTCTCCTGGGCGGCGAGGGCGGCGTCCACGGCTTTCTGCTGGTCCTGAGACCGCTGGGCGTGCCGCTTGTCGATCTCGTCACGGAGCGCGGCATTCCGGCGCTCAATCTCGGTGAGGAGAGTAAGCACTTCACGGCGGCGCATCAGGTGCCCGCCAAGCGCATCGCCTCGACCAGGTCCCGCCACCCGATCGCCTGCGCCTGCCCCTCCCCGATCCCGAAGCCGGCCACGCGGTCGGCGGCGGCGAGGAGCTGCTCCGGGGTCATGCTGCCCCCTAGCTGGCGCAGGAGGTCGCTCCGGGTGGCCTGGTCCCTTTTCGCCAGCGAGAGGGCCGCGAGGCGGGCGGAGAAGTCTGCGCGTAAGGCGGCCTGCCCAGCCGCGGACGGCGCGGCGGCAGGAGGGGCTTGCGGAACAGGAGCCGGCAGTGGTGTGGCAGCAGCATCACCGCCGATCACCAGATCAGGCGCGCGGTCAGGCGCCGGCAGGTCGGCCAGCGTCTCGCTCGCCCCGGTGATCGCCCCGGCAGCGTCGACCGCCACCCATGACAGCCGGTTGTTCATCGGCTCGTCGCGGTCCAGGGCAGCGAGCGCGCTGCCGTCCGGGAAAGCCCACTTCCGCACCGGGATATGGAGCTTGGGGAGCTTGGCTCCCGCTCGGATCGCCGCGAAGTCGGATCGGCAGTCCTTGAGGATCGCGATGGCGCCCTGGTCCGGTTTGTCGAGGCCGCTCGTGGGGATCCCAGCGATGAGCGCGTAGGCCCACGAGCACGTTGCCCAGACCGGGCGCAGAGGCAAACCCGCGGCGCCCTTCGCCCGCGAGCCGGGCTGGCGCACCCCGGCGGGCGTCCAGAAGGCGGCGCAGAGCGCCAGCTCCTCCCCTGCCTCCTGAGAGGCGAGGGCGTGGAGCTCGGGCAGGCCCTGTAAGCGAGCCTCGCGGAGCATGGTCGCGCGCCAGTACCACCACAGAGCATCGTGCGGGGCAGGGGCACCCTGTTCGTCCCCGTAGCCAGCAGAGGTGACGGCTTGATGCCCGCATTCGGCGAGGAGGCGGTAGAAGGCGATGGAGCGGGCCCGGTAGGCGTCTGCGGTGGGCCCGAGCATCTTGACGAGGCGGCACCAGGCCAGCCCGATCGCGACACCCAAGGCGCGCTGGTTCGGTGTCGGGCGTCCCGGGTCGACCAGGCCGGCGGGGGGCTCCTCAACCTTACCGGTGAAGGCCGCCCTGAGCCATTCCGCCTGCGCGTGCTCGATGCCAGGCAAGGCCTACGCTCCGTCCCCCTCGGGCGGATGGATAACGTCAGCGAGTCGCAGGGCGCGGGACCCGACCTGCTTGGCCCATTTCGAGTCGAGCATGGCGGCCCGAGCCGCCTTCCGGTCGCCAGCTTTCAGGGCCCCGAGAAAGTCGTGGAAGGCGAGAAAACCGCCGACACCCAGGTTGAAGGCCATGTCGACCAGCACCCGGAACACGTCGGCCGACAACCGAGCGGTCCAGGGCAGGGCTCGCAGCACAGCCGCCTCAGCGATCTTGATCCTGTTGGTGCAGAGGTAGACCGCTTCCTCATGGGTGATCCCGCCACCGGCGCGCTCGTCGATCAGCGTCCCAATGCCGATCGTCCAGAAGCGCTCTGAATCCTTGTAGGCGTGGTGAACCTCCCCCTCCTCTTGGATGAGGTCTCGCAGCAGGACTTCGAGCTGGTCCCGGTCCACCTCTTACGGCTCCTTGAGGGGAAGCCAGCGTCCGGAGGCGATTTCAGCCGCCACCTGGCCCAGGCCGTAGTCCCCGAGCTCGTCGCCGGAGGCTTCGACCGTGAGGCGGTAGCATCCGGTCCGGTGGCGCCAGGAGAGGATGGCGACGAAGCTACCGCGGTCCGACACGACGAGGTAGCGCGCTGGGATAAAAACGGCCCGCGCCGGGGCCCGGGAGGGTGTCGCCGCCGGCTCAACTGCCGCAGGGCTGGACGGCGAGGAGGTTACCTCCGGCGCGGGGGCTGGACTCATGGGTGGAAGGATAGCACGGGGGCTCCGAGCGCCACCGCGCGGGGCGGTCCTCAGCTGCCCAGGTGCCCGGGATGGGGCGGTGTGCTCCCGAGCGCGTTACCTGCCACGGCGGCCTGGATCTTCGCGGCGACCTCGGCCACATGGTTCGCGGCGGACACAAATTCCTGCTCCTGCTCCTCGGTCGGGTAGGCGTCCGGCGCTCGCAGCAGGAGGGTCGCCGACAGGCAAGACGTCGCCCGCTGAAGGGCGTAGCCCTGGTCGATGATTACCTTCGCACAGGCGGCTCCAGCCATGGATCACTCTCCTTTTCTCGGTACGTGGATGTAACCCCAATCCGTCAACACTTCGCGTGCTTTCGCACGGATGCGCTCGTCGAGGTTGTTTTGCACAGTGTTGATTTGAAGCTCATGTGTATCAAGTCTGCCGTTCGCTTTGGCCTCCGCGGCGGCAAGCGCGCTCCAAAGCTTCGCGTTTTCCTGCGTGAGGTTGTTTACATTGGACTGCATGGTGGCGGCCCACCAGACCCCGCCGATGAGCTGGGCGACCGTCCAGAAGAAAAAGACCGCCGGGAAGTTGATGCCCTGGCCCGAGGCCCTGAAGGAACCGGGGTCGGGCGCGTCAACTCGGGTGTCGTCAAGGTCATAGCGACGCCGCCTGCGGTCCCCTTCCACCGGTTCGTTGAGGAGCGGCGCCACGGCGACCGGCAGGACCGCTTCAAGGTGCGCCAGGACGCGCGCCAACCGCGGCCAGCGGGTGCCCAGGGGTCGTGTCCGCAGTCGATCCAGGGTGGTCACTTATTCGTTCACCTCCTGGAAGGATAGAGCAGCCGTGCGGATTCGTCCACCCTGGTCCCGTGCGGTGGCCTTGACCGGCCCCCCGAAGGTCCCCCAGATCTGGTCCTGGGGCCAGGTGGAGGGCGAGAGCGGCTGCGGGGTCACCAGGAGCCGGCCGGTGGACTTCCAGGCCCGGGAGAGGCTCAGGATCTGCCTTTCCTCGGCCTGGGATAGGCTGGGGAGGGGGATCTGAACCTGGCGCAGGCTCTGCTCTACCCCCGGGTCCCCTTGGAGCTTGGAGCCCCGCTCCCAGCTCTTCTCCATGTTCTTGAGCGGCTGGAAGACCGGCTCCGCAAGCGCGAAGGCCGCCCGGAGGAAGCCCCAGACGTTGGCGGTGTCCCAGAGGGTGATCCCGATGTACCGGACGGTCAGGGTTCCCGGCTGGTGGAGGTAGACGAGGTGGCGGCCGGCCGGCGGGGCGTCCGCGGCGAGCGTGGGGAGGGAGAGGTCGAAGGCGGCGGCCCGGGCGACCGTGTAGACCGGGGAGGAGAGGTCCGAAGCGTTCGAGAAGACGATCGACCGCTCGCAGGTGTCCGAGAAGTTGCAGGCCCCGAGGCAAACGCCTTGGATCGCCTGGGCCGCCCCGAGGTCGATCTTGACCAGGACCCCGGAGAGGACGCCCTGGACGCTGCGCCAGACCCGGTTCCACAGGTCGAGGCCGGTCAGGTTCGCCGCCGGGTACGCGGTCTGCTCCGAGCTCGCCGTCACCACCCCCGCCTGGGCGTAGCGCTTGAAGCCCATGAGGGCGACGGACTTGGAAAGGGCGGGCATCCCGGAGGGGGATTATGGCACGGGAGGGCGCTGGGGAGGAAAAACGGCCGGAGCGGGAGAGGGAGCCCGCCCCGGCTGCGCGAGGGTCTACGGGGCCACGCAGGTCAGGAACACCTCCGAAACATACCGACAACGTCGAATCCCGCCGACCGAGGCGTAGAAGTAGCCGGCCTGGTGTTGAATAGTCGTCCAGTAGTTATTATCGCCGCTCGTCCACGAAAGGATATCCGTCTCACCGTCACCTCCCGCATAGCAGCCGACATTGAACGGCAGGTTGGGTCCCGGGGGCACCAGCTCCGGGTCGGCGATCTCCGGCCGGCTGTCGTCTTCCTCGCATTCGATTCCGCCAGAACCTGGCACGTCAGAGACGAGGAACGAACGGGTGAATCCACAGGTTGACGCGTCATCTACGATAATCGAGGCTGGGCCACCAGCCGAATAGAGGATCAGATCCTTGAGCCGCAGCGGGTAGTGCTCGCCGTGGACAACGAACATGTCCGTCTGGGCGAACGGAGAATCGTTCAACAAGCGGAAACTAATCCAACCATCCACCGTCCCGCCAACGGTGAAGCCGCCGTTGTTCGGCACTCCGGCGTGGGTGCCTGGACTGGAGTAGGTGATTGTCGCTTCAGCGGGACGACTCAGGTGCAAGTAACCGAGCGCTATCACGGCGCAGAGCGTCAGCATGAAGCGGAACGTCGAGGTACGCATGCTCCCTCCCTAATTCTCCCGGCGGCTCGGGCGGCCGGAACGTTTCCGGTCTGCTCAATCGCAGACCGCTAAGACTAAAAAATCTCTTCGACTGTGATAGTTGAGCCGCGAAGCACCTTTGTGGCGCTCGCATTCGAGATTTGCTGGGCCCAAGCGAGGCGAAAGGTTCCGCCAGCGTTGACTTCTATCGAGCCGGCAAGATGGACGTACGCTTGACTATCTCCGGTGCTGATCGGATCACCCATCGCGGTGTTGAGGCCAAATTGCCGCACGTGCGACAGCGATCCCCCACCTTCGAGTCCGAAAAATTGAGCGGTGACAATGAAATGCGTCGCTGTCGCCGTTCCGGTTAAAGCCACCTGGATTCCGCCACCCGCGGGCGCAACGTCCACGTTCAAATCAGCCTCGAACCGATAAATGGAACCAGACGAAAGCGTGACGGATAAGTGGTCATCGTTCTGAAGAGTGACCGAGCTGGTGACACTTTCATCCGCGCTCTTGTATACCGTTTGATATTTCGCCCATGCTTGGTTACCGCGAAGTACTTTGGTCGAGTCAGCAGTGCCGGAGCCCAATTGGGAGGGAACAAGCGGCTGAAAGGTCGGATCAGCGCTCGCCCCGTTGCTCGTCATCACCTGCCCGGACGTCCCGGGCCCGCTGACCGCGACCGCGCCGGTCCCGTTGCCGAGCACCACGCCGTGGGCGGCGAGGGTGGCGACGCCAGTGCCGCCATGCGGGACATCGTTGGTCACGGAGAGCCCGCCCGCGGTCCCGGTCGTGTTCTGGTTCAAGGTGGGAATCCAGCCAGTCGCGAGCGTCCCCCCCGAGCCCGCCTTCGGGATCGCGTTGGCCGCCGGGGTCGAGGTCGCGACCTCATCCGTGCCACCGTTCTTATGGGAGGCGGCGTGGGCGGTCGGAGTCCGGGCGTCTGATAGGCGAGAGTCGTTGCCTGGAGCCGCCTGGGTTGCGCCGGTCCCGAGAGTCCGGAGCGAGCCGGTCGCTGCTACCGCGTCGACGGCCATGGGGTCGCTGCCGCCCGGCTCGTGGGTGGCGTGGTGTGCGGTCGGCGTTCGCGAGTTGGAAAGCCTGGTGTCGTTCGCTTGCACGACGTGACCGGCCGTGACATCGGAGGAGGGTGTCGCGAGCGTGACAGCCCCCTTGGCGGAGATGGAAGCCGCGGGGAGGTCGGCGGGCGCCAGGGACCGGAGCGCGGCAACCCCCGAGGAGCCGTCCGGGGTCGCCTGAACCAGGTTCGCCGCTCCGGCAGGCGTGGCGCCCGGCAGACTCCCGAGGGTTGCCTGCCGGGTGACTCCCGTCGTCTTCCAAATCACGACGACGTCGCCGGCCGCCGGGGTCGAGTCGAGAGGAAGCTCGCGTCCTCGCGGCATAGCTTAATCGCCCTCCAGGATCAGCCCATCGTCGGTCAGAAGGGCGTTTCCGTCATCGTCAAGGATCATCGGGGTCACCAGCCGCACCCCCCAGAGGTCGATCGCGCTCCGGAGGTTCCGGAAGGTCGGGGCGAGTCCGACGACCCGGCAGACCGCGCCCTGGGACCCCGGCAGCGCCGGGTGGTAGATCTGCACCTCGTCCGTCATGTTGATGGACAGAGTAGCACGGGGAGCGTTCTCGACAGCGCCCTGGACGAGGCCGGGAGCGAAGCGCATCCGGAGCGTCCTCGCGGTCTGAACGGCGGCCGAGCGCTCCATCAGGGCCGAGTCGAGCTCGCCCGTGCCGTCCGGGCCGGTCCCCCCGATCTCCCGGGAGTTCTTGTGGACCGCCTTGATCTCTCGAGCCGCGGCTGGCTGGACTTGCCACTCCTTCTTGAGCTTCCCGCGCTCGTCCGGCGTCACCAGGAGGGAGAAGTCGGCGTCCGCGAGCGGGTGGAGGTTCCGGCCCCAGTGGAGGAGGACGTTCCAAGCCGGGCGGAGCGTCTTCGCCTTGAAGGTCGAGGCCGAGAGCCCGACCTGGAAGTCGAGCACGAGCCGCGGCGCCCACCTCGCCCCCCAGATCCGGCCGTACGTCCCCGAGATGAGGTCGAGCGCCAGCGGGCCCGCCCCTTCGTTCAGCGGGGCGTAGAAGAGGACCGACGCGTCCGGCAGGGTCGGCACCCCGTTGGCGGCGAAGAGCGCCTGGAGGGCGGCATCGGACAGGGCGGTGTTTCGGACCTGGTAGTGGGCGATCGAGCCGGCGAGGGAGCCCTGCGCGGCGGCCGTGAGCCGCCCGCCCAGCTCGAGACCCTGGGCGGCGGCGGTGGGGCTCCCGGTGGTCGAGGGGCGCTCGTAAACCTTGATCACGGTCTCCCCCGGCCGGCCCGCCCAGATCGAGAGCGTCGACGTCGCCGAGTTGAAGCGGCAGGCCACGAGCGTCCACATGCCCCACTGAAGGACGCCCGGCGGGGTGACGAAGTAGGTGCCGGTCAGGAAGGGGATCTTGAAGCCGATCGCGCCCTGGCTCGCCCGGTAGAGGCCGATGTAGTAGCCGCCCCCGGCCGCGGAGAGGTTGTTGGCGATCGCGCCGTAGGAGGGGAACGGGTCGACCCCATCCCCGTCGAGCGTCCAGCGGTCGATCGCGAAGGACTTGACCCAGAAGGCGATCGTCCAGCTCCCCGAGGGGAGGTCCGCCGACGTCGCGCCCCAGGCGACCCGCGAGCGGCCGGCGGTACCGAGCAGCTCCAGGACCGCCTCTCCCGGCACCGGCCCGGGCGAGACCGGCGGGAGGAGCATCCCGGGGACGAGCCGCCCGTCCCGGTCGAGCCGGTAGTGGGCGCCAACCGGCCCCATGAGACCGTCGAGCGCCTCCCGACCGGCTACCTCGGCGGGGGCGAAGAAAGAGACGTTGAAGGGGAGGATGGCGGAGAGCGCTCGGGTCGCCACGGCGTCGTAGCCGTCCTCCGTGAAGCCGGCGCGGGCGGTCAGGAGGCTCTCGACGACCGTCGCGAGACGGAGATGGTCCTCGCTCCCGCCCGCGGTTGGCCCCTGGTCCCATGTGATCGGCTCGCTCTGGAGGGAGCCGAACTGGTAGACCCCGCCCCCGACGTCCGTCGCCGCCACGACCTGCCCCTTGCTTCGGAGCGTCACGACCCCGGGGAGGGCACCGTCCGCGAGCCGAACCCGCTGCCGGTTGCGGTCGGTCAGGAGGGCGGGCGCGTTGTAGATCATCCCGAGAGCGACCTGGATCTGGGTGCCGGCCTGGTCGGCCTCCCCCTGGTCGGTGGGCACCCACGTGTAGTTGACCCCTGCCGTCCCGGCCAGGGCGATCGAGTTGCCCGCTGCGGTGTAATCGGTCGCGGTGGGGCCGGCGCCGTCATCGCAGGGCCAGAGGCCCACGAGGCCGGGATCGTCGCTCGCCGCCCGGGTAGCGAGCATCGTTTGGGCCTCCTCGATCGAGGGGCAGAAGCCGACGAGCCGGAGATCCAAGACAGCTTGACCGGTGAAGCCCACCAAGGCGACCCCCGCCGCCGGGGTGTCCACCAGGCCGGGGGGGACCGTCTCGACCACCGGTTCCCCGTCCACCAGGAGGTAGGCGGAGGCCTTGGCGTCGACCCCGAACGCGAGCTGGTGGCTCCGGCCATCCGCGAGGATTGAGGAGCGGAGGAGGAGCGCTCCCCCCGCCCCGCCGATGCTCGCCCGGGCGATGTAGTAGCCGGTGCCGGCCTCGACCCCCAAGAAGAAGTTCTCCGCGGTGTAGCCGGTGCCTTTCCAGACCCCCACGTCGGCCCCCGGGACACCCGCGACCTTGAGCCTGCCGGTCACCAGGAAGCGGGTCAGATCGTAGGCGGTGAGGTGGGGAGCGGCGTGGCCGGCGCCGTTGAGCTGCAAGCCTGTGGGGATCCCAGAGTACCGGGAGGCGAAGAGGTTGGGCGCGAGCTGGGCGTAAGCGGCCTGGAGAGCGATCTCGACCTGGTCCTGGAGGGGGGGCTCTCCGTCCATGAGGCTGGAGTAGATCGGCTCGAACCAGCGGTGCGAGCTCCAAGAGGCCAACCCGGCCCGGGCGGTCAGCCGGTAGCCGGCGAGCGTCCGGTCCATGAGGCTGGTCCATTGGTTCCGGTCGTTCTTGAGCTTGACCTTCCCAAGGGACCCATCCGCCGGTCCATAGAGCAGGTCCTCGGCGAGGCGCAGGGCGAGGCTCCCCGGGTCGAGCAGGAGCGCCGGCATCTCGGCGGCCGAGGGGAAGTCCGAGGCGCGGGTGAAGCGGCCGTGGGTCGAGGCGAAGAGGCTCGGGAGCGGGAGGCCGGTCATGGCGTCGGCGCCCGCGAGCTCCACCGTGATCTCGACCTGAGCATCCGGGTCGAGAGACCAGGTGGCGAGGCCGGCGGGGATGGCGGAAGGCCCCGGGGCGGTGTCCCCCCCGGTCCCATACGAGAAGAAGTAAATCTCCGGGCCGAACCCATCGGCCTGGCGGACGATGCCGATCGGGCCGGCCGCGGTGATCGTCGTCGCCCCGGTGGCGGTCCATCCCCCCGGCTCGGCAGTGCCGTCCGCCCACGCCTTGAAGCTCAGGGCGGTACCGTTCGCCCGGAAGCGCACCCACCACAGGGCGAAGCCGCGGAAGCCGGTGAGCGACCCGCTGGCGCGCACGGTGGCCCCCCCGGCGACGTCCGACACGCTGAAGGTGGGGCCGGAGGGGTCGAGCGTCACGACAATGTAGCCGGGGGTGAAGATCGAGCCGGCCGAGCGGAGGGCGAGCACCCGGCAGGCGACGTTCCCCGGCACCATGAGGAGGGCGAGGACTTCCTGGTCTGCAAAGCCCGGCTCGGCCTCGGCGACCGTCCACGCCAGCACCTCGTTGGCGGCCACGGCGGGAGCGGCAAGCCAGGTCGAGCGCTCCGGGTCCCCATCAACCGAGCGGGCGCGCCAGGGCTCCGCGGTCGCTCCGCCGTAGAGCGCCCGCCAGTCTCCCGGCTGGGCGCCTCGGGGGTACTCACGGAAGTTGGTGGCGTTGGTGGCCAAGACGGGGGAAGTATACCCCTTGACCTCCCGGCCCGTCGCGCCTATTATTAGGACAGTCGCCGCAATTCAGCGGCGGCCATCTGGAGGGAAACCCCGATGAGTGACCATTCCTCGCTTTCACAGAAAAACTTCCACCTCGGCGACTTGCTGTCGGTTACCACCGGCCTCCTCGTATCGTCACGGGGCTTCGATGGGGTCTACGAAATTCTCAATTTCCTGACAGGCGATGACCTCATGACGCACCAATTACCCCGCGCCTGTCGCGCCGCCGCCGATTGGTTGACCTCGCAGTATCCAGAGCTGCACGGTCCAACCGCTGCCCTTCAGGAGGCCGCACAGTCGCCAGGGTGGCCCGCCTCCCTGGAAATCATCATGGTCAGGTTGGCAACAGACTTTTGCCAGGGTGCCCGGCTTCTTCCTTATTTAGAGATCCGCTCGATGCCGCGCCAGATGTGGCTGCATGTCGATCCCCTCCAGGAATTGGCGGCCATGATAGGCAACGATAAAATAATCGTAGTCGTCGAGCCTGAGTAAGCACCTATGGCGCCATGACCCCCCGCGACCGCATCCTCCTCGCCGTCCGCCTCCTCGGTGGCCAGCGCAACCTCGCCCGGGAGATCCCGACCCATGATCGCAACGTGCGGCGATGGGTGGCGGGGGACGGAGAGCCGAGCGAGGAGACACTAGAGAAGGTGCGGGAGGCGCTGGAACGGCGGCGGGGGGAGATCGAGGCAGCGCTGGCGGGGTGGGAAACTACCAATTCACGAGGAGAGAAAACGAATGAAGACCATCTATAAATACCCGATTAAGGGCGTCGGCGCGCAGGCGATCCCAATGCCGGAAGGCGCCAAGATCCTGACGGTGCAGGTCCAGGGCGACACGCCTTGTCTCTGGGCGCTCGTGGAGGTTGATGCCCCCCCGCGCGATAGGGTGATCTTGGTCTACGGGACCAGCCACCCTGCGGACGAGGCCGAGGCAGAGCGCTACATCGGCACCTTCCAGCTATCCGGCGGGCCTCTCGTCTTCCACGTTTTTGAGGATGCCGATCCGACGTAAGCCTCCCTACGACACCCGCTCGAAAACCGTGACCGGATCGTCCAGCCGCCGCCGGAGCGCGTAGACCTCCTGCTGGGTCTCCCGGGTGTTCCGGGTGATTTCCTTCAACTCGACGAGCTGGTCCGCGGCAACGTCCCGCACCGCGTCCACGACCGGCTTCACGTCCACCGGCGGCGGAGCGGGCGGGGTGCCCCCCGGCGGGGGTGCCGCCCCCGGACCCCCGGCAGGCGGGGGGGCGGTGCTCCCGTACTGCGCCAGGATCGCCCGGACCTCCGCCTCGACCCGCGCCTCGATCCTCTTGTATTCGTCGGACCCCACGGGGAGCGAGGAGAGCGCCTGCTGGAGGTACGCCTGGGCGTAACTGGTCAAGTCCCCCAGGTGGGCCAAGTCGCCGCCCTGGACGGCGGCGATCGCCTTCTCGAACGTCTGCTGGCTCGCCGCCAGCTGGTCGAGCGCTTTCAGAGGGGAGAACTGGCTCGTATTCAGCCCGTCGAGGAAGCTCTGGAGCGGCTGCAGCGCCCCCGTGATGACGCTCCGGAGGGCCAGGGCATAGTCCCGCTGGACCTGGGCGGTGTCCCCCAGGACGGCCCGGTAGGAAGCGAAGTCGGCGTTGACCTTGGCGATCTGCTGGGCGAGCTGGCTCTGCTGCGCGAGCTCGTACTGAGCCAGGCCTTGGAGGGCCTGGTCGGCCGTGAGGCCGGCCCCCCCTGCCGCCCCCGTGATCGTCCCCAGGTAGCGCGCCTTGTCGGCCGCCACCGCAGCGGCGTACTCGGCGGGGGAGAGCCCCGCGCTTCCCGGGGTCTCGCCCGGCGCCGGGCCGGCTGCTGCCGCCCCCACCTTCGAGCTGTCGAACGCATTGATCTTGGCGAGAGCCTCGTCGAGGATGACCTGGACCGCCGCGGAGACGAGCCCCAGCGCCTTGTACTGCTGATACAGGTAGTTGATCTGTAAGCGCTGTAGCTCGAAGCTCGCCACGTCCAGGGCGTGCTTGACCTTGGCCGCCTCCTCCGTGTCGCCGATCGTCGAGAGGAGTCCCTGGGCAAGGCCGAGCAGCTCGTTCCCGGTCTGTTCTTGCAGTTGGGCGAGAACCTCGACGAAGCGGTCGGCGGCAAGGGCCCCCCGCCCGAACATCTCCCACAGGAAGCCGAGCGAGTCCCGCAAATCAGAGACCTTTTTCCGGGTGGCCTCCATGGGGAGGTTGAGGCCGGCGATGTCCTGCTCGGTGAGGACGTTCAACGCCCGGAGGTGCGCGTCCTGGAGTTGCCAGAACGCGATGGCGCGTTGCCCAGTGGTCTCGATCAGCTTCCGCTGGGCGGCCTCCGCGTCGGCGAAAGCCTTGTCCGCGGCAGCCGCGGCCTGTTGCGCCTGGGTCTGCCCGAAGGTGCCCCCTTGGCCCGGCAGGAGCGAGCCGCGCACCGGGTCGAGTATCTGCGCCTTGGCCTGGTCGATCAGCGCCTGGCGGGCCTTGGCGAGCAGCTCCTCGGAGGCATGGGCGTCCTTGGTACGCTTCGTCAGGTCCGCGAGCTGGAGGCCGAGGTCGATCACGGCGTTGACCGCAGTCGGCAGGTTCGTGCGCGAGAGCTTCTCCAGCTCCGCGTTCATCTGCTCGACGGGGCTCGGGCCGGTGGCCCCGCCGCCGTGGGTTCCGATGTTGCGGAGCCGGGCGAGGGCCTGATTAATTTCGTCGTCGGTGATGAGGATGATGCTGTCCAGGATACCCTGGGTAGTAGCGATGGCAACGTCGACGGCCTCCAGCGCGGCGGCCAGGCCCTGAAGCACCGCCAGTTGCGCCTCGTATTCCTTTTGGTCGATTTCGAGGCGCGCCTTTGCCGTTTGGCCCTTAACGATGAGTAGTTGAAACTGAGCTTTCGCGAACGCCTCTTCCTGGAGCAGGTCGGCCTTCTTGACCAGTAGATTCGCCTTATCCAGCTCGGCTTGCGATTGGAGCAAAAGCGCCCGCTGATCGAAGGCGGCGGCGTCGCGCCGCAGGCGATCCTCTGGGCTTTCCGTCTTGTCGATTCCGAGGAGGGCGTCCTTTTGCGCCTGCAACTCATCCCGGAATCGGGCGATTTCCTTCGTGCTGTCGATTCCGAGTTGCGCCGCCCGCTGCATGGCTACATAGAAGTCCGAGACGCTCTTGTCGATCGCGAGCACGACAGACCGCACGCCGTAGTTGGCGAGATCCTGCGCGAATTTGATATCCGCTTCGAGGCCAGCGAGATCGGTAGCGGTCGAGTGCTTGAGCGCGGCAACCACCTCGGGCGCGAGTCGGCTGCCGATCGTGCCGGCTTGCCGCAGCGCCTCGCTCACCCCGAAGGAGATGGCGTCCTGCATGGAGCTGAACGTGCGGACGATTGTCCCAACGACGACCCGGACCACGTTGTCTCTGATTTTTACGTCGATCAGCGGCAATTCACTCAGCACCAACCCGAGCTTCGCCAGCTCCAGATTCAAGCCCTTGAAAATGTTGAGCAAGGTGTCGCGGACGGCACCGCTGAGCTGGGTGGACACCTCCTCGACCGACACGACGCCACCGGTCGTGAGCGCCGCGCTCGCGCTGTCGCCTGCTTTAGTGATCATCGCCCCGAGCACGCCGCCCAAGGCCGCACCGATCTGAGCGCCGGCCGCCACGTTGCCGACGAAGTACCCGACGATCGCCCCGACGATCCCGCCCACGATCGTCCCGGCCCCGGCGTAGTTCCCGGGGAGCTTGCCGCCGAACTGCGAGGCGCCGCCCGTGTTCTGGGAGCCGCCCACGTCGAACGCCTTGAAAAGGGCGCCGACCTGGCCCACGACCCCCACGATCGCAGACGCCCACTCCGCCGACCATTTCTTCGCTGACAGCCCGGCGTTGGCGAGCGCCGAAGCGAGGCCGGAGAGGGCGATCGCCACCTGTCCTAGCTTCGTCGCAGTGCCGCCGGCCGCGCTGCCGATTTGATCGAAAACGGCGGCCAGGTCCGTGTAGAGCTTGGCGCGCGCTGCGGTGTGCAACTCCTCTTGAGCGAATCCGCGGGCCTGGTCGTTGAGCTGCTTTTGCCGGAGGGTCAATTCGGCTTCAAGCTGTTCCAGTGTCCGTGTTTCTCCTTTCTGCTGAACCAGGTGAAGTGCCTCTTGATGGATGGCGAGAACCTGGGTCGCCGCGGAGAGCAGGCCATATTTCTGAAGGGAGTCTGCGGCATCCTGCCCGAGCGAGTGGACGGCCGAGCGGTAGCTCTGCTCGTCCCGGAACTTCGCCTCCGCTTGGGCGAGGGCCAGCGTCTGGGCCTGAAGCTCCTTCGTGACCGTGATGTCGGTCTTCTTCTGATCGATGTCGAGGTGTCGCCCGATCACCTGCGCCGCGATCTCGGCCGTCCGCTTCTTGTCGAGGACGGCCCCTTCAGACGCTACGCGGTTCTCGATTTCGAGCTGATCCGCCAGGGCGGTGGACGCCTCCAGGTTTTGGTTCCGGGCATCCGCCAGGTCCGCCGCGGCCTGCCGCTGGGCGATGGCGAAGTCGAGGTCGCGCTTCGCGTTGGCGACGGCGATGTCCGTCTGGGCGTTTGCGAGCACCCGGGCCTGCGCCTCGGCCACGAGCTGCCGCACCCGCTCGTCCCAGAGCGGGATGCCGTTTTTGAGCTGGGCGTTCTCCACCTGCAGCTGGGCCGCGGCGAGCTGGGAGGCGAGGGTATTCCGCGCCTGGGCGTCGGCCAGCTTGGCCTCGTTGGTGACGGCGGCGGCATGGTCGGCCTCGCCGCTCGCGAAGATCTGCTGATTCAGTCGGGCGATCTGGTTCGCGTCCGAGAGTGCGGCGGTACTGGCCCGGATGCGCTGCTCCTGGAGGGCGGTCAGCTCGATGCCGGCCTTCTTGGCGCGTTGGCGGTCGGCCTCGATCAGGGCATCGGCCTGGGCAACGATCGTCGCCTGGCGCACCGCCTCCGCGCCTTGAAGCTCGGCCGAGGCGAGGACGGCAGCGGAGCGGGCGGCGAGCTCCCGGGCGGCGATCCCCTTCTCGATCTCGAAACGGGCGTTCTCGGCGGCATGGGTGGCCTTCACCACCCCGGCGGTGTGGTCGTCGTGGGTTCGCCGGCTCGCATCCAGTTGCTTCCTCTGTGCGTCCAGGGCGACGGTCCCGAGGGCCACCTGCTGAGACCAGACCTTGACCACGTTCCCGAGGTGCTGAACGTCCTGCTGCGCCTGCTCGAGCTGAACGTGGATCTGCCCCGGGGCGATCTCCTGGCCCTTCCTCTGGGCCAGAGGGTTCGCGTAGGCGTCCCGGAGCTGCTGGAGGCGGTCGTTGGCGGCGGCGTACTGGAGGGCGACCCCACGGAGGGCCTCTTGGCGGTTCGAGAGGGCCGCCGCCTCGTCATCGATCAGCGCCTGCTGGTGGGCCTGTAGGGCGGAGGTATCGGCCTTCCGGGCCGCCTCGGCAGCGGCAATCGCCTCCTTCGCCCCATGGGCCGCGGCAACCTGGTCCCGGTACCTTTGAGAGATGGCCTCGAGCTGCCCCTCGAAACTCGCATCTCCCGCCTTGAGGACGACGGGCGAGCCCGCGGCGATGGCGCCGGCGACGCTCGCCCGTTCGCGATCAGTGGCCGCCTGGCGCGCGGCCTGAGCGACGGTCAGATACGAGGCGGCGAGGTGCCCTAGGGCGACGGAGGTCTGGTTCTCCTTGGCGACGGAATCGAGGAAAGCCTGGTCGGCGGCGCGGCTCGCGTCGACCAGCTTGTTGATCGCGATCAGCGCCACTCCGATCGCGACGGCGAGCGCCCCGAAGGGGTTGGCGGCGATCGTCGCCCAGAGGGCCTCCAGGCGCGCCGAGAGCGAGGTTACGAGCGTCCCCCAGGCCGTCGCCGCGGAGCCGTTGGCGATCATGGCGACCGTCACGGCAGCTATGGCGATCGGGAGGTTGGAGAGGACGAGAGAGACCGCCTCCCCGGCTACCACCACGACCCGGAAGGCGACGGAGATGGTCTCCGAGAAGCCCTTGAAGTCCCCGGAGGTAGCCGCCTCTTTGATGCGCTGCGCCACAGCCACGAGTTGCGGGAGGAGCCCCTCGACCAGGGACATCGCGAGCTCGGCGACGGCAGTCTTCGTCTGCCGGAAAACGAAAGCCGGGTCGGCCTGGACAAGCTTGAAGGCATCGTCGGTGGCATGCCCGATCGCCGAGTTGACCCGCTCCTGGATCGCGACGTATTCCCCGGCCTGGGACTTCGCGTTCCCGAGCACCTCGGTCAAGGCCCGCACATTGGGGATGATTTTGGCGAGGGCCTCCTCGTTGCCGCCGAACTTCTGGACGAGCTCGACCAGCGCCTGGGCCAGCCCCTTTTCATGGATCGAAGCCTTCAGCGCGTCCAGGGAGTAGCCGACCGACTTCAGGGCGGCGTCGGCTCCCTTCGCCTCCTTCAAGGTGAGGGCGGTCAGGGTCCCTCGCAGGGCGGTGACCGCCTCGTCTGCGGAGAGCCCGAGCCGGGTCATGGAGGCGACTGCGGCGCCGACCTGGGCGAAGCTCACTCCGACCGTAGCGGCGACCGGGATCACCCGGCCGAAGGAGCCGGCGAGCTGGTCGACCGAGACGTTGCCCTCGCGGGCCGTGGCAATGATGACGTCGAGGGCGCCTTTGGCGGACAGGTTCCCGGCCCCGTAGGCGACCATCGCCGCCGTGGCAGCCCGGGCGACGGTCGTCTGGTCCCCCAGGCCGATCGCGGCGCCCTCCGCGCTCGCCCTGAGGGCGAGGAGGGCTTGCTCGCCCCGGAGGCCGGAGGAGGTCACGGCGAAGAGGGCCTTTGCGTTCTCGTCCGCGCTCTGGCCGGTCTCCAAAGCGATGGCATGGATAGCGCTTCGGAAGCCCTCGACCTCCTGGGCGTTCAGGCCGACCAGAGTCCGGAGCCTGGTCAGCGACTCCTCAAGCTTGATCGTCTCCTCGACGGCATCCTTGATCGCCTGCCAGATCTTGATGAGGCCGCCGTAGAGGATCAGCCACTTCCCCGCCTGGAGCACCGAATCCATCACCCCGGAGAGGAGCTGCCATGCTACGCTCACCTCGGCCTGAGCGGCGATCACCTGCCCCAGGGCGGCGCGCTCGGCCTCCAGAGCGGCGACCTGATGCTGGATCGCGGCCGCGCCCTCCTCGTTGAGGATGACGAGCTGCCCCTGGGCGCCGACTTCGGCGACCCCGGCCTGGAGGAGGGCGTTACGGGTGGCGAGCTGGGTGTTATAGGCGGTGACCGCCGCGACGCCCTGGCGCTCGGCGGCGGTGCGTTCTGCGGTCTGGGCGGTGGCGCCCTGAAGGGAGGAGAGGACGGAGGAGAGCTGGCGCTGTGCGGCGGCCTCCGCGGCAGCGGCTCCGGCGTCTCGCTCCCGTGCCGCGGTGATGGCGGCAAGCTCCTGGGCAAGGCGTTCCTGGGCCACCAGTTCCGCTTCGGCGCTCGCGACCCCAGGGGAGCCGGGCGCGGCCCCGGTCGCCGCAATCTGGAGCCGCAGGGCCTCGGCCGCGGCCCAGGCCCGCTCCGCCTCCGGCCCCTGGCGGGCGACCTCGAGCTGCGCCTGCATCACGGCCGTCCGGTCCCGGAGGCCCTGGACGTTGGCCGCTACCTGGTTCGCGCGGGCCATCTCGACCGCCGAGGCGCCGGTCGCCTGCTGAACCTGCTGGGCGAGGAGGATCTGCTGGCGCTGCACTTCGGCTGTGGCTGCCATCTGGCGCTGCATCGCCTGGACGGTGGCGGCCAGGGCCTCGACCCGGCGGAGATCGGCGGCGGAGAGCTGGTCTGCGGCGGCGGACGCCCCCTTCGATGCCTCCCCCCCTTGCCTGACCGCCTCCGTCAGCGTGTTCGTCTTGGCGGCTGCCTCGTCCTGGCCCTCGGGGATGATCGCCAAAACGACGTCGAACTCGCCGTCAGCCATCTACTGCCGCCTCCGGCCTCGCGCCATCCATTCGGCGCGGCGCTGCTCCTCGCTACCATCCCAAAGCTCAAGGCTTGCGCGAATGCGGGCGGCTACCTTCAAGTGTTGCGCGGCCTGTCTTTCGTGAAACTCGGCGTGGTGCGCGGCCCGTTCCGGACCGCCGTATCGCTGCACAAGCCGAGAGGAAACCCTGATTGGACGCGCGGCGGGGCGCTTCGCCGCCGGAGTGTAGTCCTTGAGCGAGAAGCCATAGCGTTTCGCGATTGCTATCCCGGCGGCGGAGACTTGATAGAGCGGCCGTCGCCCCTCGGTCGCGGAACTCTCGACCCACCCGTGAGCGAGCAGCGCTTTGAAGGTCGCCGACCCGCACGGCGGTGTTCCTTCGAAGCGCCCCAACCCCTTCTGCTCGTCCAACCCTGGCGAAGGGTCGCCGCCGAGTACCCCGACCGCCGCGACCATGGACATGCGGGCGGCCTCGTCGCGCCACTGCGCAGTCCAGCGACCTTTCTCCCGGAGGTAAACCCCGGGCCAGCGTCGAAGCCAGTCGAGCACGGCGAGCTGCCGGAGGTTCGGCTTAGTGGTAGGCACTTACCGCACCCTCCGCGGCGTCTCGACCTCGATCTCGATCCGCAGGTTGCCCTTGCCGTGGGTGTCGCCCTTGTCGCCCGGCCTGCGGGGGAGGAGGATCGACGGGCGGAAGACCATGCAACTCACCGGGTAGCGGTTTGCGATAGCGTCGGCGAGAAGGAGCCGGATGCCGTCCAGCGTCCGGTCAAGCTCGGCCTCTCCCCATGGCCGGGCCTCCCCCCATGGGCGCTCGTCCTCGCCGGCGAGGTTCTGCGGCTCGGTCATGGCTTACTCCTCCTCCCGGTCCCGCGTCTCGTCCGTCTCGGGCGGCGCCATCATCTCCTCCGTGAGCCGGGAGCGCTCGGCCCCGATGAAGAGGAACCATCTCTCCCAGGCGTTGACCTCGGCCCTGTCGCGGACTCCATGATACCTGAGCCAGGAGAGCATGTCGCGGTGGAGGATGCCCCCGTTCTCGGCCCGGGGGATGCAGCCTTCCGCCCAGAGGATGACATGGAGCTCGGGCTCGTCCTCGAGGTCGGGGATCTCCGGGTAGGCGGTGCCGAGGTCAGCGCTGCCGCAGGCCGGGCAGGCGTCCCCCTCGCCCTGGAGCGATGGGCGCCAGACGTGCCCGCAGGCGAGGCACAGCGTGCCCTCGGAGGCCTCGGAGTAGAGCAGCTCGGCCTTGGTGTGCCCTCGGAGGCTGTCGCCCCCGCAGAGCGGGCAGAGAGAGGGGTCCCAGGGCCCGCCGCACTTCGCGCACGTCTCGCCCTGGGGATCGTTGAGGTGCGAGCAGCGGGGGCAGCGCCGAGGGTCAAACTCGACGCCGCACCCCGCGGCCAGGCACTCGACGACATGGAGCCGGGCCTCTATCCCTCGGCGGAAGGAAAGCGGGCGAGCGAGCCAGTCTCGATAGCTCCATTCGAGATGGCGCCGGATTTCCCCTGGTTCGCCGCCTCTTCTTTGCGGACGAACTCGGCGGTCAAGCCGCTTTCCTCCAGAAGCCATAGAGCGGTAGCGTCTCCGAGGTTCTTCCCCCCGAAGCGGGCAGCGAGTGGCTCGCCCTCCGCGTCCAGAGCGGGTTGACCGTCCGGCCCCAGCTCAAAAACCGGGCTTACCTGATCGCCGCCGGGCGTCTTCCATGTCGTATGCGCCAGAAACGCCAGCCGGCCCAGCGGCAAGGAGAGGTCGAAGGTCTGGTCGCCGCGATGGATGATGGTGCCACCCCTAAAGGTCATCTCCAGGAGGAGATGATCGACGATGCCCGGCTTCTGCGCCCGGATCGTCTCGGTCGCGGTCTGCGCATCGGTTTTCTGGGCAAGCTTCCGGCGAAGAGCCTTCGCTCTCTCTGCGGCGGTCGGGGCCTTCTGTGCCCGGAAGCCGGCCTGTTGCGTCGGCGCCGCGATGTAGTCAGCGGTGGCGTCTCGCTGGTTCTGGATGAGCGGACTAGCGTTGAGCCGCTCCGCTTCGAACTTCTCCCAGCCCTCGTTTCCGGTGTGGGTGATGGTGGCCTCGATCCCGAAGCCCCACGGGTCTTTGACGGTTCGCGTGTCGCCGAGGACCTCCCCTAGGAAGCCCCCGAGGTCGTCCAGGTTGATTGGTGCGGCCATGTCGCTCCTTTCGGAAAAGCGGCCGGTTTCTTTGACCGGCCGCCGGGAAGTTGACTAGCAGAGGACGGAGAAGGTGCCGTCCGCGGGCGGTGTGCCGGCGACGGTCGTAGTGGTCGAAATCCAGATCTGGCCCTCGATCGGGAGCGTGACCCCGAACATCGAGGGCGTGTTCTTCGCGCCGCCGAAGGTCCCGAGGTCGGTCATCTGGACCGAGACGCGGAACCAGGGGTTGTCGACGCCGCCCGCGACGGCCCCCTGGTAGCAGACCATGAAGTAGGTCGGATCGGGCTGGTTCATCTCGCTGAACATCTTCGAGGAGAACGCCGAGAACGCCCGTGAGTGGTAGGCGTCGAGCTTGAGCGAGTGGGCCGGGTCGAGCTTCTCGGTCTGGGGACCGACCGAGAGATAGCCCCCGGTGTCCACGGTGCCGTACTTCGCCATCAAGCTGGCTTCTTTGAAGAAGCCGCCAATGGTGGCATCCCAAGCGAACGTGAGGCCGGCGGAGCCGGGGCTGTAGATCACGGCGGACTTCCGGGGAATGAGGCGCGGCTGAGACATGCTCCCTCCTTTCGAGAGGTGAGAAAGGGTTTACTTTGAGAGCAGGTTCGCGGCCGCAGTGACCTCGACCTTGCCGTCCGACAGTGAATCCAGGACGGTGAGCCGCACAGCCCACCAGGTTTCCCCGGCGAGCGGGGTCACGTCGCCGTCGAAGACGAAGTTCTGGGCTCTGGGCGCCAGAAGCCGGCCGCCGCTCGGCGGGTTTTCGTTGGTCCAGAGCACCCAGCCGGTCGCGGCCACGATGGGGGTGGTGAAGCCGGCGCCGCCCGCCGCGTCGTGGAGCACCTCGACCTGGAGGGTGACGATCCCGGTGCCGGTGATGCTGTGGCAATGGACGGTGACCGCGAGGAGCTTGCCCGCCGCGAGGGCGCCCAGATTGACCGGCGTCGAGGTGTAAACACCGCCTGTTCCGCCGGCATGGGTCAGGGGCGCGGGCGTGGCGGCGCGGGAGGTGAAGAGCGTCTTCCCGAGGTTCGGGGCTTGACCGTCCGCAAGCTCGAAGGAGGCCGAGAGCTTCTTCAATGCGCTTTTGGTCGCGGTCTGGGGGACTTCGGAGGTGATGTAGTTTCCCCAGAGCGCCGGATCACCCGGGAGTGCCATCGGGGAGAGCCTGCTGTTGGAGTCGACCAAGAAAAGGACGCTGCTCGACTCCTGGCTGTCGGCGAGCTGCTTGAGCAGCTTGGCCTCGTTCTGGGTTCCCCAGCTATCGGTGAGCTTGACGGGCGCGATCCAGTCGCCCTTGTCCGCCAGCTTGCCCGGCTGCTCGTATTCCTCCCGTTCGATCCGGGCGCGGCCGAGGCCGTAGGTGAAGTTGGCGGCACCGGTCCCGATGATCTGGCCGTCGATCGAGATGACCTGGCCGCCGTTGATCTTCCGCGGATAGGCCATCAGTAGACCCCCTTCTCGAACCCGGGATCAGCGTCGGCGGGTGGGGCGGGCTCGACCGCCAAAGAGGCGGCGGGGACCGCCTTGGGCACGGGCCGGGGCAGCTCCGGCTTGAAAAAACCGTGCTCCTTCAAGTAGGCGAACCGCTCCGGGGCCACCTCGACCGCCCCGAGCTCCGCGGCCTCGGCGGCGTTGTCGGCGACCGCGGTTCCGGCCTCGTACGAGGCCCAGGGCTTGGTCAGGGTGTCGTGCATGGGGTCTCCTATGTCACGAAGGGTACATTCAAATTCACCACGGTCCAAGGGGGCCGGGGGCCGATGGCCTGGGGGGCGGCGTCCTCCCCGTTGAAGCGGAGCCTGGCCTCGGGGTCGTCTGAGTAGGTGTCCAGCTTCTGCGCGAGCCCCGCGAAGAGCGCATCGAGCGGCCCATCCTGAGCACCGTCCTCGGAGTAGGCGGAGCAGATCAGCTTACCCGAACAGGGCGGGTTGCCTCCGGGCTCGTAGAGGCCCGCCACCCGATCGTAGACGAGTCGCCAGGCTGCGAAGACGGTCGGCATGGACCGTCGCCCGGAGGGGACCGGCGTGGGTACGAGGACCGAGCGCTCCGGGACGATCCCCACCCAGCCCCCTGCCGCCCTTTGGACGCCCGCGGTCGCGGGCACCGGGCTCGCTGGCGGGATGCCGGCCGGCGCCCAACCGGCCAGGAGGTCCCGGATGGCGGCCTTGTCGGCCTCTCGCCAGTCGCCAACCGCGGCGCTCGCCGGCCGCTCCCACGTCTCCATCCCGTAGACGCCGCCGAGCGACCAGGAGAGGCTCCAGCGCTCGCCTGGGGCCGCTGGCACCGGCCAGCCGCTCGCCAGGAAGTCGCCGGGCTCCGAGAGTGTTCCCAATTCCAGGAGGCTCAGTGGGGCGGTGGAGACCGCGCCGTTGCGGAGGAGCACCAGGTCCACGTCGCCCGCCACCAACCCGGCGACCCGGAACGGCAGGAGGACAGAGGGCGGCGTCTGGGGGGTGTCCCACTTCGCCGAGCCGTAGACGCCCGCGGGGAACTCGTAGCTCAGGCGGTGATCGCCGTCTACGAAGGACGGCAGGCTGGAGAGCACGTACCGGGTCGGGGCCCCCGAGACCGGCGCGAGCGCGACCTCGCCGCCGAGGGCGACACGCCCCCCCCGCGAATAGAGCCGCGGCGCGATCCCCGACAGGGTCGCGCCGGCCGAGCCTAGGGTGAGATCCAGATCCACTATCGGTTTCCGATGTCCGGGTCTGTCGCCGCGAGGGCCGTCGCGGTTGCGGCGTCCTGCGCCACCTGAAGATTCCAGCGGATCACGACGCTCCTCAGAAGCCACGAACGGATCACCACGTCTACGAATTGCGCTTTGGTGATGGCCACGCTGGTGCCGAGCTGGCCGGCTGTGCAGACGCCTACCGCTACAAGATCGGCAGTGCACGGCGCCGGGGTTTGATACCCGTAGAGCCCGACAATCGCGGCCTGAACCTGGGGTGCGGCCGCAGCCGAGATGCTGAGCGTGTAGAGCACATCCGTCGTGGAGCGACAGATCCCGGCGGTGACCAGGGCGGTCGTGCAGGCCCTGGTTCCGGCCATTGCGGGGGCGGCCAACAAGGCTAGAGCTGTGGCGATAAGAAGTTTCTTCATGACGTACCTCAATTGCAGGTTCCGGTCGAGGGCAAGGCGCTCCATACCGTTCCGTTGCAGGCGCAGAAGGTTCCGTCTCCCGAAGCCACATAGGTCAATCCCTTCGCGGCGGAATTGCAGGTGACGCCCCCAGTCGGAATGTACTGAACCTTCGTTGCGCGGACTGTCCCCGAGCCGTCGCTCGTCCGACCGGCGTTAACGTTCAAGACACCGGCCGCGCTCCTGGTCAAGGAAAGATCGGCGGTCGCAAGGATGGCTCCGGCCGAACCCGAGATATTCGACCATCCGAGCATCCAATTGCTTCCCAGAGTCGCCTCTGTTCGGCCGGTGTCAAAGAGAATGACGGCGTGATTCCCGTTTTGGTCGCTTCCATAGTTAATTTGGAGTCCGGCGACTGCCAACGGCATGAACGCGCCAGAATCGCCGCGGCCAAGGAAGAGGGTGTTGGCGCCGGCCGCCTCGCCGTTTCCAAGTGTCCAGGCGGGATGGGTGCTGTCGCAAGCGCCGATGCAGAAGCGGCCCGTCGAAGCGAAAAGGGCGTCGCTCGAACCGGCCCCGAACTGGAAGACCCCGGCGGCGCCCGTGCCAATGCCTGCGCCTGGGGTGAAGGTAAAGCCGCCACCGTTCGCATTGCCAGAGGTCAGGCGAGCCGCGGCGCCGCCCGTGAACGTGAAGCCGCCGCCGGCCGCAGCTCCCGGCGTGGACGTGCCAGCCACTGCGGGGTCCGCCGTCAGACTCACGCCAACTCCCGCCGTTGCCGAGGTCCCCGCGTTTGCGGCTGTAGTTGAAACGCTTGCCGCTACGCCCGGCGAGGACACGACAGCCCGGGCGGTCGTCGCCGGGCCGGCTACAGAAGCGCTTCCAGCGTAATTACCGACCGGCCCCGTTGGTCCCGTCGGACCTTGATCGCCGGTCGGTCCTGGGGCCCCCGTTGCGCCTGCCGACCCTGTCGACCCGGTCGGACCCGTGCTTCCTGTCGATCCCGCGGGCCCGGTAGCACCGACGCTGCCCGCTGTTCCGGTTGCCCCCGTAGGGCCCTGTGCGCCCTGGGCTCCGGTCGCGCCCGTGGCGCCCACGCCGCCTGCCGGACCCGTGCCCCCAGTGGGCCCCGTGGCTCCTACCGCCCCATCACTGCCTGGATTGCCGGTGGGCCCAGTGGGCCCTGTCGAGCCGGTCGAGCCTTGGGCCCCGGCGGGTCCCTGACTTCCGGTCGGGCCTGCCGCGCCGCTGGCTCCCGTGGGGCCGGTTGCCCCGGTCGCGCCACCCGCCCCTGTGTCTCCAGTCGGACCTTGCGGTCCCGTGGGCCCTGTTGGGCCAGTCCCTCCGGCCGGTCCCGCAGCGCCCGCCGCGCCCGGAGCGCCGGTCGCGCCGGTGGCCCCAGCGCCGCCCGCGGGGCCCGTCACTCCTTGAGGTCCGGTAGGCCCGGTCGGGCCGGTGGGGCCCGCCGCTGGCGGGACGCAAGCGACAGTCCCGTCCGCGGCCCACTCCACGACCTGGGGGGTGCCCGAGCAGAGACCCACGAGCTGCGCAAAGCCGATCGCGCCGATGGTCAGGTTACCGCCCGAGTAGGCGAGCGGGAAACTGGCGGTGAACGTCGCCTGAGAGGCGACCGCCTTCTCCCAGGAGACCCCGTTCCAGTACCAGAGCTCTCCCGCGAGCATGCAGGCGTCCCAAGGCTCGCCCCCGGGTGCGCTGGTGCAGGCCGGCCCGTTCTGGAGCCAGCCCTTCCAGCCGAACGCCCTCGGCGAGATGCCGGCCACGCCGCCCTGGTCCGCGGTGAGGGAGGCGGAGAGGGCGAGGAGACAGCCGGCCAGGAGGAGACGCGGGAGCCCCCGCCTACCCCAACCGCGCCCGTGCTCTGGCGATCGCATTGGCGACGATAGTAGCACGGAGGGCCAGAAGGGCCGGGACGGCGGGGCCGTAGATGCCCCCGGGGGCCTGGGGGGACTTCCCGCCTTCCAGGATGCCGGCGTAGCTCCCGCCCCCCTCCTTGGACTCGACCGCGTTGGCGATATAGACCACCGCTGAGGGCGGGGCGTCGGCGAGCGCCTCCTGGACGCGGGCGATGCCGTCGATGGGGTAGCTCGGCAGGTTGGGGAGCTTCCGGGTCACCACCTCGCCCACGGCCGGGGTGTGCGAGGCGCGGTACTTCCCCGTCTTGACCGGGGAGAGGGTCTCCAGTTCGGAGATCGCCTGCTCGGCGACTTCGAGGCGCAGCTCCTCCCCCAGGACGGCGGCGGTCTGAAGTAGGAACTCTTCGAGGGGGAGCGGGAGGGCGTCGAGGCCCTGGAGGCGGAAGGTGGGCATCGGCCCTGAGCTTACGCCCGCTCTCCGATTCCGACCAACTCCGGGAGCCATTCCGACCAACTTTCCGGGATTCCGGCCAACCCCCGCCTGACCCTTGCCAAGCGGAGCCGGGTTGCGCTAGAATGCCCTGATGGACAGTTCTTCGGTGAACCTAGGAAAGCTCAATGAGTATCGCAAGCTCATCGCTTGGGCTATCAAGAGGCGCCTCATCCTGCTCGACCTCACCCTCGAAAGCGCCGTCTCGATTGAAGATCTCATCCAGGAGACCTATCTACGCCTCATCGCGTCCATTTCCCGCCGCGAGGGTGGCGTTCCGGCGCATCTCCCCTCTTACGTCGTCAAAGCCGCGCGTCGAACCGTTACCGAGTATGCCCGTCGAGCGGGACGAAAAAAGAATAAGCCTGACCGCGATGTCGCGTCGTTCGTGGGCCGCGTCAACCGCAACAGGCGCCTGCGGATCGCCCGCGGCGCGTTGACCGCGAAAGACAAACAAGAGCAGGCGAGAGCGGCGTCGAACAAGCGATGGGAGAAGCATTCGTTGTCATCTACGGAAGCGCAAAGGGCGAAGCACTGAGAACAGGAGGCGAGGAGGCGCGCGAGGCGACGGTTGGAGGCGGACGGCATCGCCGCACCGCGGGAGGTGGCACTTCGTCCGAAAAAGCCGAGGTTGTCGCGAGAGGAAAAGAACCGACGAGAACGACATATGAGGGCGAAGAAGATGGAACACGAAACGGCCGAGCAGCGCGAGGCTCGCCTGGCCTATGCCCGACGAAAAACGGCGGAGTATCGCCAGAGGAAACGAGCCAAAGAGGAGCGACCATGACCGACCCCGCCATATCCGCCTATCTCCGCGAGCGGGCCCGCCTGGCCGGCTTTGCCTCTGGCGCCGCTCGCCGCCGCCTACGGGAGCGCGTCGCTTCCGGGGAGGCCACCGAAGAGGAGCGCGAGCGCCACGCCGCGCTCTGCGAAAAGATGAAAGAACTTGGCGCCGCGGGCGGTAAGGCCCGGGCGAAGAAAGGGAAGTGAGAGATATGGACCCACTGCGAGCCCTGTTCTTGAATGAAATCAAACGCGGCGCCCTCGTCCAGGCGGACGCGGAAGCTTGGCGCGTTATCGAACAACAAGAATGGCGAGACCGCGGGAGGGAAGTGGTTCGACCCCTACTTCGGGCCGTAGCGGGCGCCCTGGAAAGCTTGGGTTTCGACACCGCCTATGGGGGGGACGGCCGAGACGAGCTCCATTGTTCGGCTGAGATAGGCGCCGAGGTCCATCGGCTTTCCTTTCGGTTTGTCTCTGGGGCGGTCGAGGTCCGTTCCTCTGACGCGACGCTGAACTCCGTCGCTCTCACGGTCAAGGAAATCGTCACGACGGACCGCGTGAAAGCCCTGGTGAAACAATTCGCCAGCGGCCTCGGTTACGGCAATCTTTTGGTGCGGGAGGCGATCGAGAAGGGCAGGCGGCCGACCGGCCCCTCAGGCGATCATCGCCACCACCTAGACGGCTTCTACACGGCTGTTTCCGCCTTTCGGGAGCACCCGGACCTGCCGTTGTCGGCTGTAGCGCTCCTGAGCGCACTACTAGACCAAATCAGGGGATTAGCTTACTTCGACCGCGTGGAGATCGCGGCCAAGGACTCCGTGAGGGATAGAGGGCGAGCGGAGAGCAATATCCGCGACTTGGTCGCTGCGCTTCGCGGAATGGGCATCGAGTTTCCGGACGTGCCGGGGGACGCGCCGGGCGGGTCCGTGCCCAAGGGAGAAGCGCCAACGGCATCGTAGAAGCGGGCGGCTCGGCGTCACTTCGCCGATCGATCCAGTGGTCTAGGGGTCGCTAAACCGGAACGAGCCGGCCATCGCTTCGCTCTTAAGCACCACCCCCGCGCCCGCCTTGTTTCGATCCTACGCCCCCGGCCGCAACCGAAGCAACTAAGCCCCGATGACCACCTTCCAGAACCCCGCCGCCCCGCCGCCGGGGGCAGAGACCCTCCCGACCGTGCCGTCCGCGAGCGTGAGTACGTCATTCAGGCGGGGGGCCGTCGGCGCGCCCTTGGTCGGGATCGTCACGGTGGCGACGAAGGTCTCCTGGAGGTGCACGGCGAGGTCGTGACGGCGGCGGCGGGAGACCTGGCAATGCTCGAAGGTGAAGAGCGCCTCCGGGAGGACGGTGATGGAGGCGCCGAGGGCGACATCGGCGGCCAGGGGCTCGGTCAAGGTCGCGGAGAAGGCGGTGAAGGCGATTCCAGAGCCGGCGTCCGCGGCAAGGACGTATGTCACCCCGCCGATGACCAGCCGGGCGCCCGCCAGGAGGATGCCTAGGAGCTTCCCCCCGTCCGGGAGGCGAAGGCTCAGGCTGGAGGCGCCGGCCGCGGCCGAGCTCGCAGCCACCAGCTCGCCGGGCGCGCCGTCCGGCTCGATTGCCACCAGCGAGGACGGGCGGGCGAGCGTGACGGTCTCGTCGCCCAGGAAGGTGGTGACCTGGGGGGCGAGGTTCCCCCAGACGTCGGCGAGGCTCACGCCACCCTCCGATAGAGCGAAAGCGAGAGCGTGAGCTGGGTGGGGAGGCCCGAGAGCGGGTCGAGATCCTCGTCCTTGTGCCTCAAGAAGTCTACAGTCATGCCCTCATTGCTCATCCGATAGATGTTCGGGGGCACCCCGCTGAGGGCTCTTCGCCACTGGAGGAGCGAGAGGAAGTCGTCCTTGATCTCCTCGGGGAGCGCATCGACCCCGGAGGGCGGCTCGCCTTCCATCTCCTCCAGCCACCAGCCCGCGGTGTAGCGGACGGTCCAGTCGGGGACCGAAGCCGCGCCCGAACCGTTAACGATCAGCGGGAAGCCGGAGGCGCCCCCGGCGAGGTCCTGGTAGCGGTATGGGTTGGCGCCCTCGTAGAGCCCCCAGGAGCCCAACCGGATCAGGGAGGACTCCCCGAACGGACCGCGCTCCAGGCGGTAGGCGGTGGTGGCGAAGTCCGAGCCGCGCCAGTCCAGAATCTCGGAGACCGCCCAGGCTGGCCGCGCGGAGAGGTCGAGCACGGGCCCCACGACGCCGGCCACGGTCTCCTCCCAGACGCCGTAGCCCACCGGGAAGCGCAGGTAGCCGGCCACGAGGCCGGAGACGGCCTTGACCTGCCGGGTGAGGTTCACAAGCTGGGAATCGGGGAGCCCGAGCGCGGCCTGGACGGTCGCCGGGGCCATCAGGTTGGCGGTCGAGGGCGGGGAGATCGCCTTGAGCATGGGGGGATTCTACTCCCGCTGGGCGTCCAGCCAGGCATGGGCGGCTCGCGCGGTAGTGGGGGAATCTTGTGGGCCTGGCGGTAACTCGCCATAAAGCCTTGATTCTGCTGTAGCTTCCTCTCCGTAGGGGGAGGAACGCACCTCTCCCCGCCACACAGAAGCGCCCCCGGCAGAAGGCCGCAACCGACCGCCGGGGACTTGCCGAGCACGGAGACAAGCCATGCCCGACCGTCCGCAGTCTACCCCGCCCCCCGTCCCTCCCGCCATTGACCTCTCCCAGGTTACGGAGGGCACTCGCCGCCTGCTTTACGACGCCATCGCGGATATCCACTTCAACCCCTCGCCCGAGGAGATCGCGGAAGCCCGCAAGGCCGAGGAGTGGTATCAGCGTTTCAGCCCGGATGAGTGCCGGCTCGCCGTCGTCTACCTGGCGGGCCGGTGGTTCGCCGTCTGGCGCATTCTCGACGCTGAGGACGACGCCCCGGAGGATCAGCATTGGTCGATCGTCCGCGTCGAGCCTAGCCTCTCCCTGCCCTATGGCGTCGAGTTCTACGAGGTCTAGGCCATGAGCTACTGGAATCCGAGCCAAGACCGGGAGAACCGCGCGGCAGCCTGCAAGGGCATCTACAGCCCCATGAAGTACAGCGTCCGCGTAGCAGTGAAGTGATAAGCGTAGGGAACCTGAGACAAAACAGAAGACCCGGACATCCCCGAGGGGGCCACCCCGGGGAGTCCGGACAGAGCAATCAATGGGATCTGGCGACCCCGGTGCTATCTGGCA